TCACTAGGATTTTCCGCTGGTTCTATTTCTGCAGGAACAGCAATCACCTCATATTACTTGTCTGATACTCTAGAATTAGACATGTCTGGAGGACAAACCTTAGGTGCTGCTGATACTGAAATTGGAATATCAACTTCGGGTATTTCAACAGGATCAGGAAAATATCTCTTAATAGATAATGAGTTGATTTCTTTGTCAGATGCATCTGTCGGTGCGGGAGTTATTACACTCGGAAGTGGAAGAGGTTCTGTTGGGACATCAGCAGCTGCCCATACTGATGGATCTGCGGCATATTATTTGCAAGAATTTGCAGGAATTGCAACTGTAACAACTGCATTAAACTCGACAGAAACAACAATTGGAATATCTACAACTAGAACTGGTCTTTCGACCGTTTTTAATTCTGGAGGGTATGTAGCAATTGGATCTGAATTTATTAAAGTAACTAATTTCTTAGATGGAACAAATCTAGAAAGAAATGTTTCTGCAAGTGTAGATTGGTATGATCAGCAAGAATTTACAATCACTGCTAATACAAATATTAGAAGAAAATGGTCTTCTATATCTCAAAGACCTCAAACAACCTCTTATGCAGCATCTAGAGGATCTAGATTCGATGAAGTTCACGTTTTAGTGATTGACGGTGAAGGAAAAGTTAGTGGAAATGAAGGAACTATTCTAGAGAAGCATTTAAGTCTCTCAAAAGCTAAAGATGCATTGTTCTCTGTAGGTTCACCATCTTACTGGAGATCTTATCTCTATAATAATTCTTCAACAATTTTCGGTGGCGGACAGCCAACAGGAATCACAACTACAGGATTCTCAAGTGGATATACACTAGATTCTGACATCGGTTGGGATCAAGATGCTGAAGGTATAACTTTTGGATGTGCAGGATCAAATACCTATACTTTAGAGAATGGATTAAACTATGATGGTACATCGGATAAGCAAAATACTGGATCATTCTCAACTGATCTAAGTTATCTCTCAGATTCATATGAACTCTTTAAGAATACTGAAGAATATGAAATTAATTTCTTACTGATGGGATCAGGTAATTATGCTATAGAACAAGCACAAGCACTCGCAAGTAAGTTGATTGAAGTTGCAGAATATAGAAAAGATTCTGTTGCATTCATTAGTCCACATAGACTAGCATTCCTAAATGATTCCACCTCTGGTCCAAATGTAACTGTCAATTCTTCGGAAACAATTACAAACAATATCATTTCATTCTACAGTGCTATTCCCTCATCTTCTTATGCAGTTTTTGATAGTGGATATAAGTACATGTACGATAGATTTAACAGAGTCTTTAGATATGTTCCTTTAAATGGAGATATTGCAGGTCTTTGTGCTAGAAATGATGCAAATAATTTCCCATGGTTCTCGCCAGCAGGAACCGCAAGAGGATCTATTTTGAATGCTGTTAAACTGGCATATAATCCAAATCAATCTCAAAGAGATACTTTATACAGCAATAGAATTAATCCAGTTATTTTCTCACCAGGTGGTGGAATTGTTCTCTTTGGAGATAAGACGGGTCTTTCTAGAGCATCTGCATTTGATAGAATTAACGTTCGTCGCTTGTTCATCTATTTGGAAAATGCAATTTCATCAGCAGCTAGAGATCAACTCTTCGAATTTAATGATGAGATTACAAGATCGAATTTTGTGAATATTGTAGAACCTTTCCTTAGAGATGTTCAGTCTAAGAGAGGAATTTTTGACTTCAGAGTTATTTGTGACGAAACAAATAACACTCCTGCTGTTATTGACAATAATGAATTTATCGCTGACATTTATGTGAAGCCATCTAGATCAATTAATTATATCGGACTAACATTCGTTGCAACTAGAACTGGAGTTGCCTTCGAAGAAGTTATTGGTAATGTTTGATTTTTATTAATCTAAAATAATCACTTAGGAGTACTAAAACAATGGCATTAAGAACAATTTCAGAATTTAAGACTAAATTAGCGGGAGGTGGTGCGAGACCTAACTTATTCGAAGTTAGGTTAGAATTTCCAACCGTTGCTGCATTGCCAGCTGCTAAAAAGGATTATGTAAATTTCCTAGTTAAAGGAGCAGCTCTCCCTGCATCAAATGTTGGTCCTATTGAGGTTCCTTTTAGAGGGAGAATTCTGAAATTAGCAGGAGATCGCACATTTGACACCTGGACCGTAACTGTTTTAAATGATGTTGATTTTGAATTACGTAATGCCTTTGAAAAATGGATGAACTTAATTAATAAGCATGATGATGCAACTGGTCTCACTGATCCTGGAGATTATATGAAACCAGCATATGTGGATCAATTAGGCCGTGATGGAAGTGTTTTGAGAACTTATAAATTCAATGACGTTTTCCCTACTAATATTTCTCAGATAGATCTTTCTTATGAATCTACTGATGCCATCCAAGAATTTACGGTCGAATTCCAAGTTCAATATTGGGAAGCTACTAAAGGAGATGGTACTAATGCATTAGACTAACGCTGGGGGAGATAATATAGTATAATAAATATAACATAAGAACATAAAATTACAAAATGGCAAAACTTTTTGGTTTTTCAATTGAAGATAATAAAAAACCAACTTCTGTAATATCCCCCGTTCCTCCTTCAAATGAGGACGGGGTTGATTACTATATTCAGAGTGGATTTTACGGTCAATATGTTGATATTGAAGGTGTTTATCGTACAGAGTACGATTTAATTCGTAGATATAGGGAAATGGCACTTCACCCAGAGTGTGATGGTGCTATTGAAGATGTCGTAAATGAAGCTATTGTAAGTGATCTTTATGATTCTCCTGTAGAGATTGAATTATCAAATGTTAATGCTAGTGATAAACTGAAGGAAGCTATTAGGAAAGAGTTTAGGTATATAAAAGAAATCATGGATTTTGATAAAAAATGCCATGAAATTTTTAGAAATTGGTATATTGATGGTAGATTATTTTATCTTAAGATAATTGATGTAAAAAAACCTCAGGATGGGATTCAAGAAATAAGATATATTGATCCCATGAAGATGAAGTATGTTCGTCAAGAAAAGAAAAATGATAGAAATATTTTATCTCCAAGAACTCAAAATAATACTGCAGAATCTTATCCAGAAATAGAGGAATATTTTGTTTATACGCCATCACCATCTTGGCCCAGTGGAACTATTTCTGGAGGAAAGGGACAAAAGTCTTTGAAAATTGCAAAGGACTCTGTTGCATATTGCACTTCTGGTCTTGTAGACAGAAATAAAGGAACAGTACTTTCTTATCTCCATAAAGCAATTAAAGCACTCAATCAATTGAGAATGATTGAAGATTCTCTTGTCATTTATAGATTGTCTCGTGCTCCAGAACGTCGCATTTTCTATATTGACGTTGGTAATCTTCCAAAAGTCAAGGCTGAGCAATATCTCAAAGATGTGATGATGAGATACAGGAATAAACTAGTATATGATGCAAATACTGGTGAAGTTCGTGATGATCGCAAATTTATGAGCATGATGGAAGACTTTTGGCTTCCAAGAAGAGAGGGTGGTAGAGGAACAGAAATTACCACTCTTCCTGGCGGTCAAAATCTTGGAGAACTTTCTGATATTGAATATTTCCAAAAGAAGCTTTACAGAGCACTTGGAGTTCCTGAATCCAGAATTGCGTCTGATGGTGGTTTTAATCTTGGACGTTCCTCTGAAATTTTGAGGGATGAACTTAAATTTGCCAAGTTTGTTGGAAGATTGAGAAAAAGGTTTGCTAATTTGTTTAGTGATATGTTAAAAACTCAATTGATTCTCAAAAATATAATTACTCCAAAAGATTGGGAAGAAATTAGCGATCATATTCAATATGACTTCTTATACGATAATCAATTTGCAGAATTAAAAGAGTCTGAACTTTTAAATGAACGACTGGGAACTTTAGCTTCAATTGAACCATATATTGGAAAATATTATTCTTCGGAATGGGTTAGGAAAAAAGTTCTTAGACAGACAGATTCTGAAATTATTGAAATCGATCAGCAAATTGAAAAAGAAATTAAAGATGGAATTATTCCAGATCCAAATTCAGTAGATCCAATTACTGGAGAACCTTTACCTCAAGATTCTGCAGAAGATCAGAATTTACTGGGCAACGTTCCACAGGAACCAAATATAGAAAACGACTCAAAAATTGTTGATGCAGAATTTCAACAGGATAGGAAAAGAGCTGAGATATAAATAATTTTTGAAAGATAATTTTTATTCAAATGGAAAATGTTGTTGATTTAATTGCTACTGGTAAATCTGCTTCTGAAATTTCTGATTCAATTAAGGATATTCTTTTCTCAAAATCTGCAGAAAAGATAGATCAAATTAGACCAGAAGTGTCTAATCAGATGTTTAATAATACCGATGAAGAGGAATAATAATCTAAATAACTAATATAGTTCTGTATAAATATGTCTGCTTTTAAAATAGTACAAAAAGTTGCCAAACTTAGTGGCATATCTACTAGTGAACCAATTTCTTTACAATCTGGTTATATAAGAATTGCTCCAGAAGCAGATACTTATATTGAAATAGGTTATACTCCCACTATAAGCACGTCATCCAGTCTTTGGTTAAAAGCAGGAGAAACTGTAATAGTTAAAGAGTCCGTTAGATCTCAAAGTATTTCTGGGATTGTAACAGGTTCTTCTACTATAGTTACTTTACCAAGTGGAACAACATCTTCTGTTAGTGTTGGAGATTATGTTTCTTTGAGTGGAATTGAACCATCTGGAATAAACACAGTATTTGCAGAAGTTTCAAATATTCTTAGTACAGATCCAAGAAATGGATATCAATCAGATAGAGTTGTTTTGAATTGGGATACATCTTCTATTACTGGAATTATTACAGCAACAAGTAGTGCAGAAATAAGAAAGTCTATTAAGGTTGCCGCAGATTCTGGTGGCGCAACTCATATAACAGAAGTCCAAATTACAAATTCACTCTAATGAAACTAATCACAGAAGAAATCCAAAAAGTAGAATTCGTTACTGAAGGAAAAGGATCACAGAAAAAAATGTATATTGAAGGTGTTTTCCTTCAAGGCGACATCTGCAATCGTAATGGAAGAATGTATCCTATGGAAACTCTTTCCCGTGAAGTAAAAAGATACACGGAAGCTTTTATTAGTAAAGGACGTGCTCTTGGAGAACTCGGACATCCCGATGGTCCAACTGTAAACCTTGACCGTGTTTCTCACAAGATTGTTTCTCTTGAGCAAGATGGAAACAATTTTAAAGGAAAGGCATTAGTTCTCGAAACCCCAATGGGTAAGATTGCAAAATCTCTTATTGGTGAAGGTGTTTGTCTTGGCGTTTCTTCTCGCGGTGTAGGTTCACTGAAAATGACCAATGAAGGTCATAAGATTGTTGGTGAAGATTTTATGCTTGCAACTGCAGCTGATATCGTTGCCGACCCTTCCGCACCTGATGCTTTTGTTCAGGGAATTATGGAAGGAAAAGAGTGGGTTTGGGAAGGCGGAATTCTTCGTGAAAAGTTTGCAGAGCAAACTCAAAGAAAGATTAACAC